GCCAGAAACCAGCGCTTGGCTGCGCTGCGTAATAGTCCACTGGTTTAACCCCCTGTTTGCCCACTCTGCAAGCATGAGGTTGAGCGAACGCCGCGCAGATTTGAGGTCGTATCCAGTACGAACCTCTAACCCACAACGCTCAAACGCCTCCTCGATGTAGTCAGCGACATCTAGCTCAAAAATTCTGGTTCCGGAAACGGCCATCTTATGTCTTCTTCACCATCCCGCCGCCGCGCATCTTCTTAACCATTCCGCCACCGCGCATCTTCTTAACCATTCCGCCACCGCGCATTTTCTTTACGGTGCCTGTTTTCTTAACCATCTTACGAGGTTTCATCGCCATGTTTTAATCTCCTATATAACTTGGCTCGTTTATTAAATATAGCCTCTGCATCATACTCTGCTAGATAATTGTCATAATAACCTTTTTCCGCTAGTTTGTCTGCGGATTCTTGCAACTTAGACAACCGCTGCACAAAAACTAGCGCGTACTCGTCGTCAACCATCTGCATAAAAGAATGATCATCAATAAAATCGTTCGCTTCATCGTAAGGGTGAAAGCCCATTACCCAAACATCTTTATCTATAAAAATACCCGCAGAAATAGCGTCGTTTAAGCTATCTAAGTAATTGTGAAAAGCGTCTGAGCTTTTTTCAAAGTTCATGTCTACAATTACACATAAATCAAAAACATCTTCCCATTGAGATATGGTGCTGTAAAGGCATTGATAGCTGTCCTCGTATTTAAACAAGATAGCTACCTTGTTTTCCTGCCACGCTTTTTGCGCGTAAGGGCAAGCCGGGAGATTGTTATAAAACGGGTTTGGCTTCTGAAGCGTGTGCTCAGACCAAGCGATAATTTCTTCGCAAATCTCTTTTTCTTTGTCTATGTAAAAAGCTAGAGAACTCATGCTTGCGATACCGATCCTTTTGTGCGTTTACGCCGGTTAGACATTACTACGCCGCAGCCGCGAGCTACAGCAGTGCCCGATACACGCTTTCCGTTAAACGGGCGTTTAGGGGTCGTTACTGCGCCGCCAAGGGCCATTTTTTTTACTTTGGCAGCCTTAGTGTTTGCCACAACCTGCTTTCCTTTAGCTCCTTCACGCTTCTTTTTACGCGCTGTCGAAGCGCGTTCAGACTTGCTAAGACTCTTAGCTTTACGTCTAGGCAGGCAACGGTCAGGGTTACGCTTATCTTTTGACGTACCACATGCGCCCGAAATGTTGCCCGAGCTATCAATTCTGACCCAATCCTCATCTAACCACTCCTGTAATTTACCCATTACTTACCCTTTCGCTTGCCGCCTTTTGATTTTTTGGCGTAATTAGGGTCTTTGCAATATTTTGATGCCGCAAGGTTTGCATAGGCGCTTGGATAGGTATCAAACGTGCGCTTGGCCCACGCTTTTCCTTCCGGGCAAATTTTGCTGCCTTTTGACTTTGCGGGCGCGTTTTTTGATTTTCGCGAATAAGCCATTAGAACATCTTTTGAACTACCGCTGCGCCAATAATTAAAATAGCTATCCCCCAAAGCCGCATGTCTAAGGTTTCTAGCTGTTTTTCTATTTTAGCGTACCGACGATTACACTCATCTTCATGCTTTTCTAAAAGCTTTAATACTTCTTCTACTTTCATTTTACCACGCCTTACAGGACCAATATCTTGCGCTAAATTTGTCTTTGGCAGTATCGCATGAATGTCTTGATCTAAAATTGCGTCTACGTGCTGGTTGATCTTTTTTAATAGACATATTGGGATCCCCAAACCTGACCAGCTTAATTTCGCTGCCTTTTTTAGCCAAGACGGCGCTTTTCTTTGATTTTCCCGGAGTGCGCTTTGGCTTGTTGTATCCAGCAAAGGTCTCTCCTCTATATTTGATTTTTCCAGAGGGGGTTCTAGTTACGTTTTTTACTGTCGCCATAGTTCCTCACTTAAAGAAAAACGTCATGCTTGTAACATTAGTAAACGTGGCATGAATGTCGGTGTTAAACTTTACGCCTTCCTCTCCAATCTGAAGGTCACCGGTAGAGTTTGAATGAAAGTCCAAAGAAAAAACGACAGCGCCGGTAGCACCGCCGTCTCTCAGTACAACCCCACCGGTAGACCCCGCAGTATGGTAATGGATACAAACTAACCGGCGAGGGCCACTTGCCACAGTTCCTGTGGCGGTAACATAACTTGCTTTAATGTCAGACCCAGCCATAAAATTGTTCCTTAATTATAAAACACCGTAGCCGCAGTGATGTTCGTAAAAGCTGACACATAAATGTCATCTACACGAATACCATTTGACGGGATGTTTACTGAGTGCGTATCAGACGCATTAAAATCCAAGTCCAAAACGGTGGACCCGCCGTTACCATCAGTGATGGTAAGGCGAGGAGTACCGGTGGTTGTTTTTAATTGTATCTGACGAATACGCGCAGGACCAACAGCGAGTGACCCCGTTGCGGTAATGCGCTTTGATCTTACATCAGAGTCGGCCATCTAAGCCTCCTATTAAGCCGCAGCTACTGCGCCGGTATCTACACGAATCCAGTTAGAGCCGTCAGAAAATACGAGGTTTCCTGTACCAGCAGCAGCACCTTCAGCAGCTTTACGAGCGTTAGATACATAGTAAATGTATCCTTCGTTGTCGGCTGAAGCCGTAGGCAGGTCTGCAAAAAGGATTGGGGCGGCCCAGAAGGCGGTATTTACCTTTAGTGGACCTGAAAAAGTTGTACGAGCCATTTAGTTCTCCTGTCGTGGCTAGTGTCAGCCGCACCATGCGGCTGTCAGGGATAACTAAATATATACTAAAAAAGAAAGGGCGGCAACTGCCGCCCTCTCGTATTCAAGTTTAATTGACTTATGCGCCCGGTGAACCGAACACGGCCCGCCAGTCAGAAACACCGAAGCTGTAACGCTCACGTGCCTTAAACCGCATGTTGCCTGTGTCGAAATCGCCTTCCATCGCAGTCTTGATGGCCGCACGGTTAAAGTATTTGAAACCGTTTGGTGCATCAGTCTTGATGAAGAAAGCATCGGTATCAGTCAGGAAGTGGTTAACCGCTGCCCCTTCTGGGATCATACCCATGTTCTTCATTGCGTTTGCATCATTGTCCGCAGTGGCTGGACGAAGGTTTGAGTTGAGCACCCGCTCTGCAATGAATTGCAGTTCTTTCGGGATGATCAGCTTTGTGCCACGAACAGCAATCTTCAGACCACGCTCATCAGTCAAGCCAGCAATGTCGATCAGCATTTGCTCAAGAGAAGTCTCGTTGAGGTCTGCTGCAACAGCAAGCTGGTTGCGCTGGTTGCCTGAGAGTGAGGGGTGAGCAGAAGAGCAAAGTGCCGCACCATCGCCAACAGGGTTAGCTGTGTTGAACGCATTGTTCAGGATCGACGCAGCTTTGATCTGTTTTGTCTGAGCCATTGAACGGGCCAGAGCTTTGGTGTAACGAGATGCCAGACGGTCGTACAAGTTGTCCTCGATTGCTTCCTCAGTAATTGAGAAGGCCAGAGCGATTGTCTCATGTGTGTACCGTGCTGTGTAGGTCTCTTGAGCAGCGTCAAAGTTGATGGCAGTGCCTTCGCCTTTAACAGGTGCTGTTGAGAAACCACCGAGCATCACTTCTTCTTCAAATGCACGATCTGATGACTCTTCGTCGAAGATTTCAGAATGCTCATTTTCGTAGCGGTCGTACTCAAGGCCGAACAAGGCATTCAGGCCGGGCTCAAGCTCTTTCGCTAGTTGTGCGCGAGAAATAGCCATTTTCTATCCCCTCCTTAAACGCCCGTTGAAGTCGCAGTAGTCTGCGAGTCAAAACGGCTTGTGTTTGCGTTGTAATGTGCATTCAACCGAACGATCATTGGAATGCCCGCAGCAGTAAAGTCGCTGTTGGCTTCGTCATCCATGATTCCTACAATCCGCAACGGCAGAGTCGCTGTTACGGCAATTGAAGACACGCTAAGTGCACCGTTTGCGCTACCAGTGTTGGTAGAGCCGGTGCGGGCTGATGTGCCCAAAGATGCGTTAGCAAAAACGGCTGCCTGTGCGGTTGCACGGTCAGTCAATGATGCGTCAGAAGCAACTTTGAACAGTTGGTTTGGATTGTCAGCAACAAACGCCTTTACAGGGTAGTTGGTGTCAACACTTACTGAACCAGAACCCGGCCAATAGTTTAGCCATACTGGCTTCTTTTGGATCGAGTCGTGGTATTGAATTCCCATCAGGACGCCCAATGCTGCTGTTGTGCCGCCGCTTGTCGCGCCAGCATAATCAATTACGCCTGCTGCTGTCGGTGTGACAATAGCGTATTGAAAAATTGCATTGGCGTTGGTAGCAGCAATCTCGTACTCGGTTACACCGGTAGAGTTTACGCCACTTCCAACTAGCCCGATAGGACGTAGGCCGTAGGCAGATTCTTGGTTTGCCATTTGATCTTACTCCTAATCAGGGCGACCCTTATCTCTGTGGGCCGCCAAAAGTTACACGAGATTGACGATCGGGTTTATTGATCGTCATACTAGAATGAGCGTTCTCTCTCATCATGTCAGAGTCAACTGCCTGCATCTGGTCGGCACTCCGCTGTGCAAAGTATTCCGTCCGTTCTGCGACTGTTTCCAATGGAATGCGAGCCAGAACTAGGCCGCCTACTCCGAACACACCTTCGTATTTACCTGAGTCAAGTACCGGGGCCTCAAAGTCAGGGTACTCGTCCTTACGAACCAGTTCCCAGCCCTCGCGCATTTTTGCGCTGACATTTTTAGTATCGTTGAAACCGCGGGTTTCCGCTCTAATCCAACGATGCTTATATCCATCCGGTGCAGGTGGTGCATCTAACATAGACGGGGGAGCCCACGGCTTACGCCTTGCCGCCTTCTCCCGAGTTTGTGTTGCGCGAGAAGTACGAGTAATGCCCTTCTCAAGGGATTCATTTTGATCTTCAGACATCTTCTACTCCTTCACGTATTTCGCGTATTCTTCAAGCGGCACACCCAATTTCTTCGCTATTGCGACTTGGCTAGGGGTGAGTCTAACCTTTTTCCCACTACTGCGCCCAGATGTACTGCGGGATACGGAAGCAACCGTCTGAGCGGGCCGTTTGCTACCACCGTTAAGCTTATGGGGAAACTCTGTCGCCATACGCCTATCAAGTTCATTATAGTACTCATCGGACTGTGGGTCAAACCCTTCATTTTCGACAAGTTTTTTGTGTACGCCAAAAGCAGCATACGTCATAGCTTCATCAGAGCCGAACCACGCGTTTCTCGATGCCCACTGTTCCGCCTTCGGGTCCGGGCGGCGAGGTTGCTGCTGCGGCATAGGAGCCTGTACCTGTGATTCCTGTTGCGCTCTAACCTGTTGGGCATAGCGCTCTTGTTGCGCTTTAGCTTGTTCCGCGCGATCATTTTCAATCGCGAGTCGCGTGATTTTGCGCTGCGCCTCAACAACACCTGCGGTATCCCCAATCTCCATAGCCCGGGAAAGTTTTTCTTCCGCCGCGGCCATCTCCGTTTCAACCCGCGTACTATACTCGTTGACATAGTTCGTGTCCAACGTGTCCATGCGCTTTTTAAGCTCAGTTGCTTCCGCCTGCACGTTCTGTGCAAACTTTACAGCTTCCTCTCGCTGGCGCTCGGCCTCGCGCATTTTCTTTGTCAGGCGGTCAATACGCTTCTGAGTAGCGTTTTCTGCCTTTTCAAAATTATCGTCAGCTTCCGCCGCAAGAGGAATATCTTCTTCTTCCCCGTCGCCTCCCGACAGTTCTACGTCAGTGTCTTGGTCCGACTCCAGTTCCAATTCAATCTGGTCGTCGTCTTTTAATTGCTCTTTTGCCATTGTTCACTCCTAGAAATGCAAAATATCTTCAGGTTCTTGAATTTTAGCTAGGATTTCGTCATCGTTAAGAATACGAACCTCCCCGCCATCTATCTTGAATCGGGAACCAGCGTACCGGGCAAACATTACCCAATCGCCTTGCTCGCACCACGGTCCAACCGGGAACTTGTCCGGATCTTTATACGCCAAATCACCCACTTTTAAGACGTAGCCGACTTGGGTAGAAACATTCTGTTCCTCCAAGACTTTGTCTGGTAAATAGATGCCGCCGTCTGTCTTACCCTTTCCGCGATACGGGAGAATAAGCAGCCGCCAACCTGTGGGACTAGGCATTCTTTCAAGAAGTGAACCCCCGATAGCTTCGGGGTCTAACACCTTATCGGTGACATCCTTGTATGCAGAAGCTAGGTTTGAAACACCCTCGCTCACTGCTTCAAGGTCAAGTTTTTTAGCTTCAGCCATTGCTTTGCTCCTGTTTTTCTAGCAGGCCCTTGAGTTCCTGTTCCACGTGATCTAGGGATTTTAAGTTGCCCATGAGCTCACGATACTGCTCGATGTTCTTGACGTTGTCGTAAATTAACAAGTCTTGAACTGCCTGTCTCCGCTCCCGGATAATCCGGAACACGGCCTCGGCAAAATATATTTCATCCACTCGTATACCTCCGCATTAAATCTGATATGTTTTTATACCATGTCTAAAGCAAAGTCACGAGTTTCTTTTGTGCGTCTTAACCAACCTTTTCCAAAAGTTTCAAACGTAGACAAATTCCGGTAGAACTCCTCACGATACCCCGTAATAGACTCGATTAATCCCGCGGGGTCATACTCTTTAACCGCCTCTAAGGTCATCGGGCCGATAACCCCGTCTTGCGAAACCATAACCGCCTTCTGCAATGCTTTTGCCGCGCGGCCCGGACCGCTGTTCACGGCCCAATCAAAAACACAAAAATCCAGCCCCGACGGGAGCTCATCACCTTTTATCTTGTCCCAGTACCCTTTTTTGTAGATTAGCTGAATGTGGTCTTCCGGGATGTTTTTTAGCTCGTTTACGTCTTCCAACGGGCGGCCAAGAAAATCAGCATAAGTTTTATGCGTGATACCCTTGTTAGTTGCGCCTCCGGGATCATCTTTGTGATCCACAAATCCACCTTCGTGGTGCAGCACCATTTCAAGGCTTTTAAAAAAATTAGCTTCCATTATTTTGTTAACCCTTTGGCTTTTTCAAAGCTACGCATTCCTCCGAGCCCAAGCATACCCAGTAAGACAGTCATCAAGCTGTCCATATCGAACTGAGGGTAGGCTACTGGCTCAACGCCCATGTAGGCCGTTACTACATCCATAGTAGGAAAGACTAAAAAGTGAGCAAACAAGGCCAGACTACAGCACCAGCCAACACTCGGCCTCCAGCCCGCCACAAACAAGTTCCGTGACTTGGCTTCTTCAGCATTGATAGCCAACTGCCCCTTGGCAAGTTCCTGCGCGTGGCGCTCTGCCATCGTGGCTATCTCATGCGCCAACTTGTTCTTTTGGTCTTTGTCTTCAACGAATTTACCGATTAGCTCGGTAGCTGGTCCGATAAGCGCCTGAATCATGCTGTTAACTTTCCTTTTGGTAACGC